CGAAATTTTAAGCAGGACATTAAATGCCCATGGTGGAATCCAAAGCCAGAATGAATCACAAGCGAAAGACTGTTTTAAAAAACACCTTGTAGCTCCATGGAAAAGACTACCGTTTTTCTTTAAACCTAACTACGAAGGATCTACATCGCCAAAAACAGAACTATCATTTTCTCCGCCAGCAAAAAGATTATCCAGTAAAGGATCAATGGCTATGTCTGAAATAGGACTTGAATCAGTTATTGATTTTAATACAGCAGAAGCAGGGGCTTATGACGGATGGAAATTATACTTTCATCACGACGATGAAATTGGGAAACTCGATAAAGGACTTTCGTGCTGGGATAGGCACCTGGTAGTGAAAGAATGTTTACAACAGGGGGCTGGTAAAAATATCATTGGATTCACCATAAAAACATCAACCGTCGGAGAGATGGAGAGAGGCGGGGGAAGGCAGTTTAAGACTCAGTGCGACATGAGTAATTATTTTGTTCGCACTCCGAACGGACAAACTGTATCCGGGTTATACACACTTTTTATACCTGCATATGACGGTCTTGAGGGATTTATAGACAGATATGGAAATTCAGTTATCGATACCCCCACGAAAGAACAATCTCAATTTATAAATTCAAAAATAGGTGCTAAAGAACATCTTTTGAATAACCGAAAAGGATTTATTGATGCTGGAAACTACGAAGGGTTAAGTGAAGAAATAAGAAAATACCCGATGAAATATACAGAGTGTTTCAGAACTGCAGCCAAATCTTCCGGGTTTAATATGCAGAAAATAGAAACATTCATTGACGATCTTAGATTCAGGAAAAATTCAGAGATGCCTGTAGAAGGAGATTTTAGATGGGTAGGAGGTCATAAAGATGGAGTAGTAGAGTTCTATGCCAGAAAAGGAGGGAAGTTTAAAGTCTCAATTCAGTTAAACCCAGATGAAAGCAATAGAAAATATTTTGACGAAGAATCAGAAACATTTATACCAGGCAATAAGAACTGGGGAGTAGCCGGGGCAGACCCGTTCAAATTTAACAAGACGGAAGGGAATAGAAAATCAAAAGGAGCCGGGGCAGTACTGAAAAAAGGAGTGATAATGGACGGTGATTTTTCTATGAAAAGAAAATTTGCCTGTACGTATTCAAATAGAACTTACGACAAGTACGAGTATGCAGAAGATATGCTGATGATGTGTGTTTACTACGGAGTCCAAATGTTCCCTGAAATAAATGTTGATCTGATCTGGTCTTATTTTGAGCAAAGAGGATATTCAGGATACCTGCTTTACAGGGTTGACCCAAAAACATTTGAGCAGCAAAAAACGCCTGGCGCAAATACGAATGATAAAATAAAACAACGTATATTTGCAGAGTACATGAACTGGATAGAAACAGAGGCGGAAGAAGAAACGCATATTGAAATACTCGAAGAGTGCAGAGATATTGGAGGTCCAGAGGAAATGACGTTCTATGATTTGTTTACAGCAGCCGGTTATGCGTTGATTGGATCAGAGCCAATTTATGACGAAATGGAAGAAATTGACAAAGAAGAAATAAACGTCGGGAACTTTTTTAGAAAAAGAACGTATGTAAATTGAAATATTTTTACTAAATTAACGTCCTGAAATAAAATAATACATGGCGAGTATCACTTTAAATACAACTACATCATATCAAAGAGGGACTTACCCATTCCCTAAAGATGACATCCCGCCAAGTCAAAAGAACGCAGAATGGGGTAAACAGTGGTGCGAGGCCATGTACGCAGCATATCTTACCGACAGAACCGGGATCCCATTTTCTCAAATAAGCGAATTTTATGATTTAAGAAGATACGGTTCAGGCACGCAAGATGTCTCAAAGTATCAAAATATATTACTCGATGAGTCTGACGAATCAGAAGAACTCGAAGGATATATGAATCTCAACTGGGATATATTCTCAGTGATGCCTAAGTTCAAACATATTGTACGTGGAATATTTGAAGATCAGGAATTTGACATTGTAGCCACTGCAGTAGATCCTAAAAGCAACGAAACGAGAGAACTCACCAAACTAAGAAAATGGTTCAAGGCCAGATATAAACCACTTATAGACAATATCAATGAAATGCAAGGGTTCAAGCCGAGGCCGGAGTGGTTGCCTGATACAATAGACGAGCTCGAAATGTATTCCATGGCCGGGGGGTTTAAACTCTCTAAAGAAAACGAAATTGAGGAAGCTTTAAATTACACATTTTACATATCTGATTGGAGCGAGACAAGGCGGAAATTGTTTGATGATTTTATGGATATTAACTGTGCCGCCACAAAAGATTACACAGATCAGTATACCCGGAAGGTAAAAACAAGGTACGTCGATCCGCTTAACTTGGTAATTCAATATTCAAGACACTGGGATCATCGCAATTCAGAATATGCCGGAGAAGTTATAAAAGAAACCATTTCAAATATCCGGAAAAATACAGACCTATCAGAAGATCAATTAAGAAATCTGGCCCAGTTCTACAACGGGAGAAATAGTAACAGGAATATCTCTTCTTGGACAGAGGAAGATTTACTCACGCCGACCGGTGATTTTATTTACGATAATTTCCAGATTGACGTAATGGATGCGGAATGGTTCAGCATCAATAAAAAATACCGCACCACAAGGGAAACGAAAAGAGGAGATAAGCTATCATACGATAGTGAATACGGGAAGGTTTATGACTCTGATAAAAAGCAAACAAAAGTAATCCAATACAAGACAGTCTACCGATGCAAGTGGATAATAGGAACTGATTTCACATATGACTTTGGACTTCAATACGATGTTCCAAGGCCAGGTAAGAAAGAAGTTGAGTTATCATATAAGTTTTATAAACTACCTGGCAGATCAATAGTAAGCTTGTCAGTTCCTAATTTAGACCAAATACAATTAACATGGTTAAAGCTGCAGAATGCATTAGCCATGAGCTCGAATAAGGGTATAGCAGTTGAGTATACTTCGCTTATGAATATGAAGCTTGGCGGAGATAAACTTGAACCACTTGAGATTCTAAGCATAAGAAGAGATACCGGTGATTTAATCTACAAACTTACAACACATCAAGGAAGACCGAATGTACCCGGAGGTATGCGTCCAATACAAGAGCTTGAAGGAGGTATTGGAGCCCAGTTGAATGAGTTCATGTCTCTATTCCAGATGAACCTTGAATTTATACGGGATCTCACAGGAATAAACAGGATAGCGGATGCGTCAAGCCCGGATCCGAATCAATCTGTAAAAGGATCTCAATTAGCGATGGTGTCAACTACAAACGCCTTAAAACCCATTTACGCAGGGTATATAAGACTCAAAGAACAAGTTGCGAGAAGTTGTGCCATCCGTGTTCAGATGCTCGTTAAGTATGATAAAAAAGCCTATGAGGGGTATATCCCGGTAGTGGGTGGTGCAGGAGTGAAAATTTTAAGCATAGGTGCAGATATTATTGACGCAGATTACGAGATAAAAATACAGGCCAAACCAACTCAAGAGAGAAAACAAACCATATTACAGGCAGCTATACAATCAATGCAGCCAGACAGAGATGGGTATGTAGGAATTGAGGAACAAGATTTTATGATGATCGAAAGGCTTCTTGAATCAGGAAATGAGAAATTAGCCGAGATGATGCTTAATTTCAGGTCTCAAAAGAATAAACAAAGACAGGTTCAGTTACAGCGTGAAAATATGAAACTGGATGCTGAAAACCAGCAAAAAAGCAAAATGGTTTCAGCGGAAGAGGATCGCAAAACAAAAGAATTTGATAATCAGCTTAAAATTCAGTACGAAGAAGCTAAAACAAAAAATGAGAATTGGCTGAAACAGCAAGACCACATGAGAAAAATGGAAGAACTACAATATGAAAAAGGATTAGAAACTAAATCAGCTTAATTATGCCAGACAATAATTTCCAAAATAATGCAGAATTTAATGCCTTAGTTGAACTCGAAGGTGTTGACGTAAACGAAATAAAGAAACAGGTTGGTATGGAGGTAGAAGAAACCCCAGATAATAATCAACCTACTCCAAAAGAAGACGTTCAGGTAGATGAGAAAAAAGACCCACAAACTCCTCCAACACCAGAACCTCCAAAAGATACAAAAAAAGAAGATATACAGACAGGTGCGCCTAATGCCGCTGACCAGCAAAACGATTTATTGAAAGAGATTTTCGGAGATCGTTTTAAGACTGTTGATGAGGCTAAAAATGCAAATATTTCCGATATGTTCGATGAGCTTGAAACCTTGAGACAAGGTAAAGCAGAACTTGAACAAAAACTCAGTAAAAAGCCCAAAACTAACTTTGCTAATGACAAAGTGGCCCTGTTTAATGAGTTTGTAAAACAAAC